ATGAGATTTTGCCACAACTTGCGGCTAAAATCGTATCCACTAACGTCGTCCATATCGACGACGCCACGCCTGATCTTTTCTGGTAAACCTCGAATAAATTTCTCAAGATTCGCTTTGTCGAAACCTATACCTGCCTTAAGTGGAATGGTGTCCCAACTCAGAATCTGCTTGTCAGCTAGATCCTCGAAAAAGACCCGCTCAATCGTCTGAGTAACGAGAGACACAGCACAGACGATGCGGACCGTCTTTGTGAGGAGCTTGCGCTCGGGATTAGGTTCCTCTTTAACGAAGATGGATATAGGGTCGACGAGGTTGCGGGCAATGGCTTCCTGTGAGCTCATTGCGTCGATTTCCTCCTCCGTCAGCTTATGTATCTTAACTAAACGGTCCACCACCAACTTAGTTAGTAGTGGGATTCCCTCCTCAGACAAAGCGTCAGCATTCTTCTTGAAAATGTTATTAAGGGGGTTGCCTGGGGTCGACTGGAAGTTAAACGTGGACGTGTTGATCACTTCCAAAACTCTCTTTTCTACGCTGGCAGGACAATCAGGGTCATAGGCCACTGACGAGTGTTTGGTCCGCTCAGCTAATAATGCGACAGCACGTCGCATCATTTCTTCTGGCGGGGCGGCGGTTGCCTCTGTGCATTTGACCGCGAGCCCTTTGAGCGACGCTTCCTCCGCTTTTGGACCTTTTGGGGGGTTAACAAGGTTGCAGATTGCGTCTCGCACTGGGGAGGGGAGTTCAAAAGTTCCGGATTTGATTTCTCCGATAACTCGCCCTTCCCCTTTTGTTCGGGTGGCGCTACCTGGTTGGTTGCAATGGCCAACAACCCTGACGATGGAATTACCACAACGGTCTGCGTCTCCATCGAAGAATTCGAAGGAGGCGGAATGGTCACGCATGGCGGTGGCGTCAGGGTGCTCAGTGACTTCTGGCACGACGTCGCAGGTTCCACTCGAGCCACAGATGCGGCATCTATGGTTGTCTCGGGCCGTAGTTCCTCCTGCCGGTTTCCCTCCGGCGTCTGGAAATCCACTTCAGATTCACGGATACGGTCGAAATACATACGGCTACCTGGACCACCATCGCCGGCCCAGTTATGCTTGTCTTCATAAGAATCATATTGGGCATCATACTTGTCATCATCTTGGTCGAAACCATCGTTGAAAGACTCATCACCAATCTCGTCATTGACTTGAGCTTGAACTCGAGCGTCAGAGTTGTGTGGCACACGCTTGCGTAGCCACTCGGATGAGGGGTCACTATCTGAAGATTCACTAACTCTCTCACCGAAGGCCTGTTTAAGGGTCTTATATTCGGCTCGCATATTGAAAGGGTACATAGAGGAAGCTAGTGAGTGTTTGGGTTTCTTGGTGAGCGCATCACGTTCATAACCAGTGTGCACTCCCATTATAACCCATTTAGTGCCTCCAACTTTAGATAGAATTGGGGCACCACAAGTGCCATTTAAGGCTCCGCAGTTGTGTTGGTAAAATAGGTACTTGCCGGGGATCTTAGTCAAAGTACCTGCGGATTGGAACCATCCTGTGGTGGTGAAATTCCTATCCTCTGAGGAAGCGTAAAGAGTGACGTCGACCTCACTTCGGGGGATTCCGGGGAAAATATCGCCGGGAGCTCCAACGCCCAACTGGCATTTAAAGCGCTTCTCAGCTGCTAAATCGTGGAAGCGAAGCTTGATGATATCCAAGCCAGGAGAGCCATCTTTCT